GAATGGCCGCGCCGCCGGTAAGTGCCGAGGCAGCCGCCGCAGCCCCCATCGCCACCGGAGCCGTCGGGTCACTGGCAAGTTCGACGCCCGCGTTGGTCACGAGCCCGCCGATACCGTCCGAACGCTGCCAGAATCCCTGCCCTTCCTGCTCTCGGAGCATCTGTTCTTGCAGGTAGGGGTTCTCGCGCCGGATGTTTTCAAGGTCCGCCTGAAGCTCGGCATTGAGCTTGCGCTTCGTTTCGGCGTCTTCGCCCATCTGTGAGATGCCGGTAACGAGCTTGTTGCCGCCCATGCGCGCGGCATCCCACACAGTTTCCCAAAAGCCTGTAGAATCGATGGCCTTGCGGCCTTCCTTTACTCGCTGCGTATAGGGCCTCAGGCTTTCTTCGATGGCTTTCAGTGCCTTCTGGTCATCGGTGCCGACGAGTCGCGGGATATCGTTCTTGCGGATATCGTCAAGAACTTTAGCCTGATAGTCGATGGATTTGCCCGACAGCCCGGCAAGCTTTTCCCGCACGTCCCTGTCGTTCTGCAAAAGCGAACTGTAGGCGGCGGATTCCATGACACCCTGATTGCGGGAACGTTCCTTCTCCGTCGAACCGGGGACCCAGACGAACCGATAACCTTCGGGGGATGCAGGGTCCGCTACCGCCGTCCATGCCCCACCTTTGCCGCCTGCACGCGGACCACCGGTGCCGCCTCCGGCTGCGAGCTTCGCCTGTTGCAATCCAAACTTGGCTTCGTTCAACGCCTGCTGGTCCTGTGCCAGCACGACCTTGGTCACGTCGGCCAGCGACTGGTTCTGTTGCTGCGTGAAGTCCGGCAAGAGTTTGATCGCGCCGGACAGCCCGCCCGGATTTGGCAAAGCCATATGTTACTCCATCGGTACGAGGTCAATGAGCGTGCGGAACTGCTCATCGAAGATAGTGTTCGCGTTCCCCGGCTGCGGCCGCTGCATCTCGCCAAGCGCACGCAGTGCGCTCTCGATAAGGTATTGCTGCTGCTGGAACTCCGTATCCATTGCGATTTCAGGGTCCGGACCGGAAGAAGCTTCCGCCGCCTGAATCATTTCCATCAGGTCATTGGCCATAGCTTACCTCGAAGAAAGGATGCTCGGATGCACCGGACCACGCACCTCGGGATTGTATGCACCACGGTACTCGTTCGTCAATGCGCTGCGTGCGGCATTGCCGAGCTCCCCATACAACTGCGGAGTCGGGTTGTATGTCCCACGAACTTCCGGTGCCGTGGCCGCCGGGGGCGGAGTATATTCGATGACCTCCTGTGCCAACGGACTCATACCGAGCCTGCCCACATTGTCAGGATTTCCGCCATGCAGAAGATACCATTCACGCGATTCAGCACCGGGGGCGTAGGGGTCGGCGTAGGTGCCCGTGTCGCCCACGGAAGCATCTCCACCCGGCACGACAAAATAATCATCGTAATCAAACTGGCCGAGGTCGCGGATAATGCTGTCGGGCGCGGCCTGATTGATGGCCGCTTCAAATACCTCGCCCTGAGTGTACTGCGGCGTATTGATGGGTGTCGGGTTATACACCCCTCTCACTTCAGCTGGAGCTGTCACGGGCGGACGCTGTGGCCCGGCGTTGGGACCCATAGGGGGATTCGGCGTATCCGGCTGCTGTTGAGGAGCCGCCGTTTTCTGTGCGGGGGTCGTTCTTTGCGTGCCGCCTCCGCCGGTTCCGCCCGCCGCGCGGCGGGGAGTCCGCTGCGTCATGGCACGCAAAAGTTCCTGCGCCATGCCGTTCTGCGCCGGAGGAGCCAGCCACGGCCCGAGAACGCTCCATGCGTTGGCCATCGCAGGTGCCGCATAATTCTGCGGTGTACCGTTCAGAACATGCGGGTAGATGGACGGGTATCCCACAAGCGGATTCACCGATCCGTCAGGCCCCGCCATATAACCGGCCGTAGCATAGGGCGACCGCTGCATAAGCACGGGCGGAATGCCGTAGCGTTCTTGGGCTTCGTAGGCTCCGGGCGCGTTCCAGTAATTCTGAATGCCGGGGCGCGCTTCGCGCATGAGCGACGGCGGCTGATTCTGAATAGCCACAGGGAGTCGCACGGGCATCTGCGGCCCGGCGTTGGGACCCATAGGTGCGTTGGCGCGCGGCACGGGCATATTCTGGATAGTCATGGGTACCGGGCGGCGGCTCTGTGCGGCAATACTGTCGGCCAGCGCGTCGAATCTCGCCTGCGTATCGTCGTACGGCACGGGACCATCGACGCCGATATACCCCCCGGACTGTGTGGGGATGACGTATCTTGGCATGGGTTTCTCCTAGTACATCACGCTTGGAATGTTCATTGTGGACTGGTACGGATTCTGGTTCTGCGCGCCGTAAAGCCGAGAAAGCTGCGCGAGCGACCCCATGTCGGCACCGCCAAATCCGTAATCCTGCGGGAAAAGGGCGCGCTCGCTCGTACGGTATGCCGAGCCCAGACGCGCCATGTTGTTCATGTCACCAAGTACATCGTCCCATCCCGCGTCACGGTACGACTGACGATAGGCACGGCCTCGATTGAGGGAATTCAGAAAGTAGTTCTGCGTGCTGTCCGCGACACCAATATTCGACATCGCTGCTTGGTCGTACTCTCGTGTGAGGCGAGGGTTGAATACGGCTTCGTCCCATGCGTTCTGAATCTGGCCGGACTGCACCTTGTTGTACTGGTTCAGGTCATTCCAGTTGTCCTGCACCGCCATCCGCTCGCCCTGTACATAACCCGGCAGGGCACGGCTGAACGCACCTAATGCGCCAAAAAAATTAAAGGCCATACGTTATGCTCCTGTCGCGTCGAGCGCCCCGGTCGCTCCACTGAATCCCGGCGACGCGGAGACGATGAAGCCCCCATCATTGCGCCCGCTCGAGCCGAGGAACGTCGTCGGGTAAAACGTGTCGTTACGAGCCCCATAGTAACCGAGGGTGGACATGAGGCTGTTCGCCGCTTGATCGATTTGCTGCCCCACCTGATTGTACAGATTACGCGCCACGTCGCCGTACTTCAACGCCTCGGAGGTCAGATTGCGGCCAAGGTTCAGGATATTGCTGCGGCGGTTCCAACGCTTGTCGTTACTGTAGTCGACGAACCACTGGTCGTCCTGCATATTGTAATTGACCGTATCAACAAGCGATACCGCCTGCTTCGTCTCCAGATAGGGGACAAGCGTATCGTCCGGGCAAAGCTGCAACTTCTGCCTGAGCCGCCTCAGATAATTCTGCATCTGCGTATAGGCGGGATTCACGCTTGCTTCGGCCCGACGCCTGTCGTCAGCACAATCAAGCGTCTTGACGGGCTCGGTGGAAACTTCGTTCAGCAGCTTCTTCTCAAACGGCATGTATTTGTTCTTGAAGCGGTTCCACTTGTCCTCGGCCATCTGGTAATAGGACTCGGCAAGGTCCTGCTTCTTGTCGGCAATCTCCTGCTGTGCAAGCGCGTTCGCAACGGCAACGGCCAGTTGCGCCGCCGTGAAAAGCTTGTTCCACGCACTCTCGCCCTTGGCCCCCCACTCGGGAGCGGCCCAATGGCAGAAACGAATACTGTCGATAACGCCGTCTTTGCCGCCATGACCGGAACCATAGAGCGTCTTGTTGACGTCTTCGGTCTTGCTGGCGTGCTGCTTGATGGCATTGGCTACGGCAGTCGGATCGGCACAAGTGCATTGAGCCATCAGTCAGCTCCTCCAATCGGCATCTGGGGTCCGGAATTCGGGGGCGTGGAATTCATGTTCATCTGGCCGTGCGCCTTGGCGTACGCCTGCTCCCGCTGCTGGACGTATGTGGTCGGATAGGCGGTAGGGTTGCGGTTCTGCATGTACCCAAGATAAGTCCCGGCCCCTTCAAGCCCCTTCCATGTCTGGTCCCACAAGTCTCCGTAAATGCCCGCCGTGGCCTTCGCAAGCGAAACATTGTCGGCAATCATGTTCCGCCCCCGTTTTGCAGTGGCGAACTGCCGCTGGAACCGTTCGTCGTCTCTGGCTTCGATATACGCCCGCTCATTCCGATAGCCAAGCCCGTCAGCCAAGGCCACGGCGCTTGCATTTGCCGCGACGAGTTCCGCCACCATATCGTTGCGCAAACCTGTACAGTATCGAGACGTACAGCGTACCGCCCGGTCTACGGCACCGCGAAACTGCATCATGGCAATGATTCGCGCCCGGCCTCTGGCCGCTTCATATTCGGGTTCCGGCTCCGTCAGAGCCATCGCTTCTTCAAGTTCTTGGTCTTCTACCGGAGCGTAAAAATCGTTGTAATAGTCAAGCCAGTTCTTTGCAATCTTCCAATACTTTTTTGCCATCTTCCATTCGGCTTCGGCTATGTCGATGGCTTTCTTCGTATTGTAGGCGGCTGCGGCGACAGCTGCTACCGTAATGAGGTCGGCAAAGATTGAATGTTCTTGGTCGTTCGACCCGTGTTCTGCATTGCATTCGGTATCACTGGCGTAGACCATAGCTTACTTCTTCTTGTAACGACGCAGAGTGAATTTGTTTTCTTCGACCCATGCGACCGGCACGGGCGGAATCCGGTCCCCGGCATCGTCGGCCACCCAAAGCTCGTCGCATCCGATATAGCGGATGGCTTGGGCCGCATGAGCGAAAAGCGCTTCCTCAAGCCGAGTATCTCCCCGGGTGTACCAGTCTTCAACCTTGAAGACGGACGCCTCGTAAGGCAGCGGACGGAAAACCATACCAATCAGGTAGCCGACGGGTTCGTGGCGTTCGTCGTAGGCGATGAAAATCTTTAGCGTCTTCGCATACCACATCTGCGCAAACGCCGCGACGTTCAGGCTGAATGGCTTTTTATAGTGCGGCTCTTTATCTTCTCGCCATGATTCGGCATAGAGTTTGCCGATTTCGTTTCCGAGATTGTCGACGGCGATATTGATGTCGTCGTCGGGCTCCAAGATGTCGATCGTCCATTTGCCCATGAACTCGCTCCTTTATTTCTCTGCAACATATCGAAACACGCAAAGGATGGCAAGTACATAAACAAAACCCCGCCATGCGGCGGGGTATGGCCGGGCTACTTGCCACAGCCCTTGCGCTTCTTAAAATGCATCATGGTGTATTCCTCCTTCTTGGGTCATTCATTCGTATCATCGCCAAGATATTTGCGCAAGGCTTCGAGGATGCTTGAATCCCATTTCAACTGACGAATAGGAGTCCCATCTGAGTGGCGTTTGTTCACATCCAGCATTACGGCGTAAGGCATTCCTTTCTCAGTAGGCTCCCAACCACCGTTCGGAGCCTTCGTCTGAAAGCCTATATTGGCGAGAAGGTCGTTCATCTGCCGCCCCGATATACCGTCGCACTTCTCACCAAGCTGTGTGGGCGTGAGAAGCTGCCGCTTGGTTGGCGCTTCAAGTTGAACCTCGGCAAGCTCAAGCGGAGAATCGCCGGTCTTCTTTCGCACGATCTTATCGAGCGCAAGCGCTTGCTGATTACCGACGATACCTGCCGCATTGAAGATGGCGACCGTCATACCGGTGATGTCGAAAAGTTGCTGCGAAGCAGTCTGACGAAGCGTTTCTTCCATCCGGTTGAACTCGGCAATGTAGGCTTCCTTAAACCGCACGGCCTCGGGCGTCGTGTACGCCATAGCTACCATCGTGAAGCCGTCTTTGGTCATGAAGTACATTGGCCGGGATTTACCCTGTTCATCGAGATATTCAGCCAATCCAAAATTGGATGCGCTAAACAATTTCGAACATTTAGCAGTAGTCTCGCGAATATCTCGCATAACATGGGCATGTTGTTTACCAAATGCCTCGGCCAACTGCTGCGAAGTGACCGCCGGAACCTGCTTGTCGTTGATGAATTCGAGCTTGACAACTGAGAGAAAATTAGACATAAGAACTCCTGTATGGTTGAAATTGCTGAATGCAACATGGACCATCGCTCCCACTAGATCAGTTGGTGTAGTAACCTTTATCTAGCACAAGCCCTCCTCGACCGTCAGGGAAGAGGAGGGTTTCCATTTGACACCGATTCACATCTGCACTATATTTTTCTTACCCACCCTATCTCCACCTTCCTAGATGGCCCCCGCCATCAACAAACCCCCGACAATCCGTTTCGTGATTGTCGGGGGTTCGCTTATTTCTTTTTGCCGCGGTATTGTTGATAGGCTACCGCGAGCCGCTGTTTTTGTGTGGGAAATTCCTTGGCCGCATTCGACTTCATGAAGCGCTCGACGAACGCCTGTCTTGTCTCTCCCTTCTTTGGTGTGGGCAGTGGCATGGCAGACTCTACTTCTTTTTGCCGGTTTTCTTGTCATCGCCCTTCTTCTGGAAAGGCAGCGGCCGCTGTTCATCCTTGCCCTTTTTCAGAAAATCATTCGGGGCCTTGCCTTTCTTGGCTGCTCGCTTCGGCATGATGTACTCCTTTAAAAGTATCGTTGGAACCATGTCACTAGCGCCGACACCATACAGGCGACACCAGCGACCCACCCGGTCATATAGAGCGACTGTCGCTCCATTTTCGTGATACGCTCTTCAAGCCGCACCAGCCGAGAGTCTACCACAGAATCTATCTGGGCGCTCAGCATATCAAATTTTACTTCCAGCCGCGCGACAGTCTGTGCTATTTCAAGTTCGTGGCGCGCTACGTTGTTTGCTGCCTCGCCCATGTTATCCTCCCCATCCAAGCATAATGAAAAGAAGACGCGAGACTTCATCCAGCATGGGCGGCGGCAATTTGACATCGGGAAAGTAGGTAGTAATGAGCAATCGTACAGGGACTTCCCATACGAAGCACAGGGCGAGTATCCATCCGAGAAAGCTTCGCCAGAGCCGCAGGCGGGAAGCGGGGGCTCCTGCAATTTCCTGTTCGTTTATCTTGGCCTGCGTCTCGGAAAGCTTTTGCTTGTCAGGCAGAAACTTGCCGATCTTATCTAATAGCGTGCCGATGAATGGCGCCGCACTCCAGAACGACATGGTGGCCTCCTATGACGGATAAAAGGCAGACGGACGAGGCTTCGTGATATCCACGTCGGCATGAATCCATGTGGGCGCAAGTTCAATACGTTCAAACCCGGCAGCGAAGAGCCCTTTCAAAATCTTCCAGCGGTTCTGCGAAGTATTGCAGCGGATGTCTACCGCCAACCCTTTTGTATGCGCCGACCCGGGTACGCCTCCGACTTCCCGATTGTGTACTTCACAACGGAAACCAGACGAAATAACAAAAGGAATACCGGCCACTTCCCGTGCATGGTCGAGACGCTCCAGCAACTCCAGCGACATGTGCTCTTCCCCGCCTCCGCAATGCCCGCATTTGCAGGCGAACTCCGATAAATTGAAATATTTCACAACTACTCTCCTGCGTTGACTGTGAAAAAGGACGTGCCGAGGTCCGCAAACTCGACGGGCTCTATACCTTTGAACTGCACTCGCCACCACGGATGACGCCCCGCACGGGGCAGACGGAAAGGTCGCTCGCCCACAACCATACGCCGGTACACCTCGGTACCGACAGACGACACCAACGTGAACTCCGTTTCCTTTGTGCGCACCTTGGCTGAAGTGGGCGTCCACAAATTCCCCAAAGCCGCACCGCTCTGCGGCGTTGCCGCAGCCATGCCCGGCTGATGGTGCTCGCCCGTCAATTCCCGACTCAACCATTGGTACGGCCGCAATTCGTCCCCGGAATTCCACACGTACAGCGTCTGGTCTTCCAGCATGAAAAGCGTCCCGTTGCTGCTGGTCTTGAGATCGATAGGCGTATCGGACAGCGTCGTCAATTCGGCCCCCTTCATATCGCCGTAGGGGTCCCCATTGATGTCGAGAAGAAACGTCACAGTATCCGAGACAATGAAAAGGAACCCTTCCCAATACGCCATGCGGACAGTCTCCGGCCTGATGAGCGCCCAATCGTCTTCGCTGAACCACTTCTTCGTCAAAATATGCCACTTTGCCGAAGAGTCAATAAGTGTCACTCCGAGCGGAGAGACGTAGACATAGCCATGCGGCGTCATCACGGCAGAGCTTGAATGCCCACAACTGATATCCGGAAGAGGCGTATCAACGTCGATAACCGGAGTGCACTTTGCATCTTCGCAACTGGAAACATCGATGACATATGGGACGGCATCAGTCGTAACGTAAAGCCGCTGGTCAAGTGCACCCATATGGATGATGGTGTGGTCGAGCGTCAGGTCATACTTCACAGGCCAGTTGTACGGCTGATGATTTTCCGAGAGGTGGACCCGGTTCTTCACTGTCCCGGCCAGTCTGTTCACTCCGCCGATAGCGACGATATTCTGCAACCCCTTCGGCGGCATACGGACTTTCTGCGTTTCGCATACAGGCCCGAGCCCAATCATCTTCACGGTATCTGTGAATGACGTTGTGGGAAATTCAATCGTCGTGACGTACAGGAAATCAGTCAAAGGCTTTTGAGTCTTCACGTCATCCTGACGAAAACCGGTCGCCGCGCGATACAGATTGGCTGCGATGATGCCATACCCTTCCGGCGGCAACGCAATGCCGGAAACCTGTACCGACACGCCGTCCCTGACCACAACAATATTACTGGCTGGAGAGGGGGCGGATTCCTCTCCCCACTGATTTACGTAGGTATAATAATAAGCGCGCGCGTCCGTACGGCGATCACACTCCTCGGCTGCTGTCGCCACCGGCGGCGTCGTCGGAGCCGGGACACCAAGGAGCTGATATACCGCTTGACACTTCCGGTTTACGACAGCGACTTCCGCATCGGCGCTACGCCCGGTCACATAGAACCTCCCCCAGTCGGGCGCGAATTCGGCAACAGACACAACCGACGGCGACGGCCAGTATACAGGACAGCAGCCGTAGATATGAAAGGTCCCCGCTGTCTTCAACGCACTGTTGGTCTGACTGTTTTCGAACACGCACTTTTCGCGCCACGCTTCCAGCCGCCCATTGCGGAGCTTCACATCATGCGCAATCTCGGCATTGAGCGCACCAAGATTATGCCGCGAATAGCGTGGAATGATACCGCAAAAATTACTGAGGGTTACACGCATAATCTAACCTCGCAGGGCAGTAGTCATAATTTCGACGACCCCTGTAGGCACAGTAAGTTGAGGTTCTCCCATTAGCGCAGCCTGAGGAGAATGTATGCGCGGATAGATACGTAAGGTATGCTGTCCGGCACTATAAACGTCTCTGGTCCGAACCATGACGCATGTGCCCGGAATCACTTCTCTGCTGTCGACAATACGTGCACCATCCAAATCGGCAATCCATCGGGTGTACATATGGAATGGGGTCGGGCTTTCTTTATCTCCTGTCGAAGTCCAGCTACCATACCCCCAAAAACGGAAGAACAAAGCCGAAGACTCCGCCATAGTGAAGTTGATGTCATAGTAATTGGCCTTACCTTGGAACTGGTCCGCTTCTGTAGGACCCAATTCTATGTTATCATACTCCTTTTCCAAAGTAGTACCATCAGAACTGAAGCCTATGAACGACGCCACGTTCGTAGTGTTCCCCGTCGCGCCATTATATGTCCTGCCATTCCAGTCTGTGACCGAAATGAAACGGACCAGATGGCCTTTCAAATCCGTATACCCGCCGCCACCAGATGAACATTCGTCCGCCGGAAGGTCGCGAATACTCGAGATAAGCCCATCCTGATTGACTGTATAATCTACACAGTCCACACGGAATGTATGGGGCGTGACGGTCCATTCCTTGCGCAAGGACGTCACACGCCCGTACTCGTCGACTGTAATGACCCAGTTGGCTACCCGATGTTCTCCCGGCGTAATGCCTATCACAGGAGCCAGAGACACAGTCGCTGTGCCTTTCTGTAGGTCATTCTCGACATTAATGCCTTCTCCGGGAAGAATAGCCTGAAGCCCCTTGTTCCCGTCATCCGTGTACCCGACGATGTGGCCATAACGATCAATGGAAAGCCCCATTGCCGTCTGAATACCCGCAGCCGATTCCTTATGCGAAACACGGTAGGGATTGGCTCGAGGGCCGTCACCAGTCACACTGATGCCGTCATTGCCTGCCTGCACGTACACACGCTCGCCACCGCCGCCACCACCACCATTGCCCGTGATAATAATAGGGTCTTCCGGCGTGCCGGTACCGGACACGTCGATACCATTCTCGCCCTGTATGCTGACACACACATAAGGCCGCCCATTGGCGTCTACACGGAGAATATTGCAGCCCATCGGAGACGGATTAATCCCGCCGCCATCCCCACCTTCACAATCCGTCGGCACAGGCGCACACGGAGACGCTTGGTAAACCGGAATACCCGCCTTCTCGACTCCGACGATACAGCCGTCAGCGATAATAATCTTATCGTAGATGCCGTCTTCGGGAATATCTACAAGACGAGGAGACGTGTACTCTACGCACCCGCCAGAGTTCTGCGCAAGCGACCCGCCCCACGGAAGGCAGAAACGCCATGTCGGGCACGGTGCTTTGGTCTGTTCGGCCTCGATTACTTGGTCACATGTAGGTACATGCCGAGGAACACAATAGGCATCGTCACTCATAATCCCTTCCCGAAATTCATCTTGATTGCGCCTTGCATCTTGTGCTTGGCCACCGAGACTGCGGCATCGCGGAGCATATGCTTAAACGTCTGATAATACTCGGCACCGAGACGAAGATTCGACCACGGCCTGCCGGACATGAGCATTATGCCGGATTTCGCACCTGTTAGCAACAATTCAAAATGCCTGTCGAAAAATGATTTCGGCAATTCACATGCCGCCATGTCTGGCGCTACGGCAAGTGCGATGCGGAACTGGCTGCCGCAATGCCCCGGGTCAATGTGCAACACTTCCTCTACGTCGTCATACCACGCCACCTTCCGTCCGCACGCACGCAGGCATCCCTGTTCCGGCGGTACATAGCTTCGTGTGACGCCACGTACGCCATGACAACAATCCTCTTCGTAGATGCCAAGGATAGCGCATATTTCTTCCCCGTCAGGAGACTCGAGCCTGTATCGCGTCACACAAGATTCGGGATGCAGTAAAGCAAAACGGCGAATCAAGGACCCCTGCCGGGCCGCCATGTTCGCCGTCTTTCTGATATGATGGAAAAAAATATCGTCCGGTACATTAGGAAATTCAAACCGGAGCTCGTTCACGAAATCACTGAGAGGAACCTTTTTGTAGGGTTCGTAAATCAGCATTTTGCTTATCCTCTTCCTCCCGGTCCGCAAGGGCGAGCTTGAGCAACTGGAAGTACGTTTCTTGATGCTGCTTGCCGACGGACACGATGGCCGCATTGTTCTCGGAATCCACCATCATGGCGCGGTAAAGCATCCATTGCTTCAACATGGGAACAATCTCGTCCGGCACACTGGAATGCTTGTCATTGCCTGTTGGCTGCCGGTAACATTCTATAACCACATGCCGCTTCTCGCCATACGGCACCGGAGGGATAAGCCGGAAACGCGAATGATCCTCCGCATTGATGGAATATCCATGCGGCAGATAATCCTTGCCCCGCTGCACAGGGCAGGGGGCTTCGGGAGCCCCCACCCATATGAATTCATCCGTGTCCAGATATCTCCGCAAACGCCGCGTGATGCGGCCTTGCGATGTGGATAGTCCAACAACACGAAGCACCTTGGTGCAAGTACACGCCTTCTGCCAATACTCACCCGATTCCACTTCGATGACGACACTCGATGTGAACAGGTCCTTCAATCGGTAAGAAACATCGATAAGCCCCTCGCGCAGATACGAATGCAACTGCACGAAAGGCCATCGAACATACTCATGACCCGGTTCTTGATCGTTCAGATCAAGAGAGACTTCACGGATGATATCGGCAATGACGGCCATGACCTACTCCAAAGCGGCAGCTAAAGCGTCGAGCGAGTTCTTGAGCTTGGCAATCTCGGCAAGAGGGACAGCCCCATCCTGATATTCCACAGGTTGAGGTTTGACCTCTTCATCCATAATGCCGCTGTTGAACCCGCCCGACATCTTGTCGGCGTCGGCAAAAAGTTGTGCTTGCGCCTTCAGGACGAGAAGCCGCTGCTCTTCGTCCGAAAGTTCCCCGGGTTCGACATCAGGCATCCATGCAGAAGGGTCAGTATTGCCGTTCACGTCACAGCACTCCACAAGCGTGGGCTGTTCCGCCAGCAGCTGGTCCCAAGGCAGGATACGACCGGATGCCTTAATCTTCACATACTTCGACCGAGGCAACGGCGGCAGGATATTCTCGGCCCCGAGAGACCGAAGATACTGATTCCGATGTTCCGCATCGTCGAAATCGAAAACACGTTCCGGGGAATTGCTCATACCAACGCTCCTTTGGTTTGCTTACTTCTTCTTGGGGGCCTTCGTCAGCACCCCTTCAATGTTGGATGTGGGGCCGCCGGAAGGATTAACCTTCATCCGCATAATCGCGCCGCGCAGCGCGTTGGACCCGTTGCTCGCCGGTGTGGTGGGTCCGGAAGGGAAAGACAGCTTTTCCTTGATGGGGAACTTCTGACTCGGAGGCCCGGCATTCTTGGATACGGGACCCGTGATAGTCGTTGCCATAATACGCCTCCTTTAGCCGATCTGCGAAGAGCCGTCAAACGCCACAAGCTTGGCGGACATGTAGACTTCGATGTTCGACTTCCAGATGTTCTTGATGGCTTCGGTCGACCCGGCGGTAATCTTGTACGCAAGGAATACGGTACCGAAAGCCGAGTCGTAGGGACCCGTGGGCTGCTCGGTATTCGCATCGCGCTTGGCAATGTTGTGGCCGAAAGTGGGCGGAAGCTTGGTGAAGTCGGAGTTCAGCTTGGCCATGCCGTAGATGACATCACCTTCTTTCGGGGTGCCAAGCGGGAACTGCGTAATGCCTGCGGCCTGAAGCTCGGCGGCGTGCTTGGCAATCTCGGTATACTTCATCTTGTTCTCGGTGAAATCCCACGCACCGCGCACGGCCACAGGCGTGATGTACACACCGTCCAGCAGAGAGTCGGTCTTGGTCACTTCGAAATAGATGGAGTCCACATAGGAACGGGTCGGAACCCAGTTCGTAAGCAGCAGATCCCCGACGCCCTTCACTTCCTTCAGCATGTCCTGCATGAATTTGTGGGCATCGGTATCGAAAAGGTTCGGCACGAGGGGGTAATGCAGGTTCAGCCAGCCCTGCCCGAAAGCGCCGCACGCATGGGAATTGAACGGAGGCGTGGCATCCATGCGAGGGCCGTCGACAGGCTCCATATAGCGAGCGTAATCGCCCTCGCAATGATACGCTTTAAAATCGGGAGTGCCGCCCCGGAACATGAAAATTTCAGCCATTGTGGTTTCTCCTTAGTAGGTCAGGGAGTCGAAGGTCCAGTATGCCATCGCGATGGCGTCATCGTAGATGACTTCCGCGCCCCAGACGAGGAGGTACTGATACCGCACGCCGAAGGTGTTGGGGTCAGTCGTAACGAGACGGGATTCGATGATGTTGGAAGCGTAGGCCGTGGCCTTCTTGCTGCCCGCAAGAATGTAGAAGCTCAGAGCACCGGAAGCGTCCATACGTACCGGTACATGGATGGACTCGATAGGCGTAAAGCCGAAGAGGTCATGGTCCCACATACCGGAAATGATACTGCCGCATTTGCACGACCAGTCGGCATTGGAATACGGGCTCATGGCGAGATAGGTGCGCAGGATGGGCGGCACGATGATGAACATCTCGCCGTCGTCCCAACGGTTCTGCTCGATAAGCGCACGCTGAAGGTTGCCGAGATGGATGACAAGATTCTCCGGCGTCACATGCACAGGAGCCCCGGGCTGGCCGAGGTTGATGTCATGGTTCAGCCCTGCGCCGGTCAGCGAAGTCTTCGGAGATACCTGCGCAATCATGCGGCCCAGAACGAAACGGCGCAACGTCGTCACCGTGGACTGGTACATGGATTCGAGGAGTTTTTCCTCATAGGCCGGCCAACGGTCGCACGCCTGTTTGACGTCCGTGATATCGAACTTGATGTCCTGATATGCGGCGTTACAGATGGTCAGGCAACGCGCCGTAGTGCCCACGGTATTCGGCACAAGCTGCTGGTTCTTCTGATACGAGCGCATGGGGCCGACTTCGGGAGCGTGCATGATCTGGATTTTCTGTGCACATTCCATGACAGGAGCGATGAGCTCGGTGTTGGTGATGCGAGGCAGCCAGTCCTCTTCATAAACCTTGGAAATGATCTTGTCGCTGTACTCGACGCGAGCAAGCGGGGACGCTTCCATCCCGTTAAAACCGCTCGCGCTCTGGAAAATTGCCATGTGTTTTACTCCTTATGCGCGTCCGGCGGCACGGAGCCGCGCAACTTGTTCTCGGTATTGGTCATGTGTCAACTGCCCGGTCTGGAACAGGTCGAGCAAGTCGCGGAGCGTGTACTGGGGAGCGTCCGCCTCGGTATTGACCGCCGCGCCGCTGGCAGTCTGAATAGGAGCTACAGTCATGACGGATTCGGGAGAAGCCGTCTGCTGCTTCAATTGGGTCAGCAGGTCGATAACAAACGCAGTGTTCCCGCGCTTGTACTCGGCGGCTGCGAATTGATCTCGCGTCATGTTGCTATGAGGAGCAATCGGCTGGCTCATGAATTCGCGATAGGCAGGCGTATTCTGCAACTCGAAAAAGTCGGGATGCACCCGAGTAATTTCCCTGTTGCGCGCGTCCACATCGCGCTGCAAAAGCGCATATTCCCGGCGCTGCGCTTCCTCGGCAATCTGCCTGCGCTGCGCTTCGAGGTCCTGCTCCAGCCGTCCGACGAGGTTCGTCTTCGTAGCGCTCAGAACAGCCTTTGCGATTCGTTCGGCGTCTTCCCTGTCGATGGACTGTAGGTCGTCCAACGGCAAGGTCTTAAGCACATCGTCCACTTCCTTGCTGGACAGATTGGCACGCATCTGCTCCTGTTCAGCAAGCAGACTGCGGATAGCCTCTTCCTGCTTCGCGTTACGTTCCGCGAGCGCCCGGCGTTCTTCTTCAAGCCGCTGGAGGACCAGAGGGTCCACATACGGCGTAGGGGCAGGCTGTACAGTTGCTTGAACGGGCGGTTGCTGTACAGGCTGATAGACGGGCTGCTGCGCCGGTTCCACAGGCGTGGCGGCCGTCTGCGGCGTTGACGCGGCATCAGGTGCCGGGGAAGAGGTAGTATTCGCGTTCGTGTCTTCGACAGGTTCCTGCATACGCACCTTGTTGGGATTGTACGGAGGAGTTCTGAATGCCGCCGGAATCTTGGAGACTGCCTGCTGGTCCATGTTCGCTCCTATTGTTTGAACTTCTTCATGAACTGCACAAGGTCCTGATAAGCCGCCGCACGCCCCAACTGCCGCTGCGCAAGCGGTGTGGTCTCCGTATGGAGAAGCGCGTTCAATGCGGTCTTCTCGGCCAGTGCCTGTTCGTATTTCGCGACGGAGTCAAAATACTCCATCAACTCGTCATAAACGCCCGATGCGGCCATCACAGCCATCAGGCGGTTTACACGGTCCTTATCGCCCGGAGTTGGGTACATAACGCAATCCGCTGATGGTATCACGAAGCGGCGAATGCACCGTAGGCTTGCCGGAAGTCACCACCGTAGGAGCGCCCGGACGCGGCGTATTGCCGCCCGGCCTGCCGGAAGTCACCACCGTAGGCGCTCCGGTACCGCGATTGTTGTTTCCACAACGACCACATGCCATTACGCATCTCCTTTGTATCTGAGCCCCATCATAGACTCATAGATATGTCCCGATGCGGGATTCATCCGCCGTCGGGTGTCGCGCATCTGCCGCTCGAAATCCTGCTGGAAAAGGATAGCCTGCGTACGCGCGTCTTTCGGCGCTTCAGACTTCTTCTCCATAACAGGTTCCTTCTTTTTCGATGACATAGGAAAACTCCTTACCCACTTCACGCTTTAGAACGGAATACCGGGGCACACAATCCGTCCTTGCGCATCTCCCAAGCGTCCGGTTCACCGAGCAGGAAAGTGCGCTGGCCGACCACCGTAGTAGGCAGCTCTTCGCCACTGGAAGACCTCACAGGCTCCGCACCGTACACAGCACCATGCGCATTGTGGATGGCCTCGGCCAACGATTTGAGCTGCGCCGAAGAAAGCTTCGCAAGTGCTTCCGCAATAACGACAGCGGAAGCCGCATCGATGCTGGCCAGCATCTCAATCGAACTTGCGGTAATCGTCGAAGCCTGAACGGTAGAGTTTACAATTTGCGAGTTGGTGACGGAAGACTCGTCAATCACGCCGCCTCTCGCAAATTCAAGAGAACAACAAGAATCGCTCATCGGAATCTCCTAGGAGAAGAAAAGGTCCTTGACGTGCGGCGGGAACGCATCAGCGTCGAACATCTCGGCGTAGACCTGTACCTTGCCGATGGCCGTTACGTCATTCAATTCCATACGATAGCTTCCCGGCACCCCAATGATGCCGAGATTATTACACCGTGTCAACTGCCAGCACGAATGAATGGACGTCACCACTTGATCGACAATTTTATTTTCCTGTATGTCGCTCATGCGGAAAACCCAATCACAGGCCGTAGGCTTCAACAACGGTATGTAGTCGAAAATCAGACGCCGGATACAGACTGCCTGCGACGACACGATTTCCTTCTGGTCCACCCGCACCTTATGCTTGGCAAGACCGCTTACAAAAAGAACACAGACCTTTCGCGGCGCGACGTCGAAAACGCTGGAAAAAACCGTATCGTTCGTCGCTTCATAAAGAGGAACAGCACTCATAGGAAACTCCCGAAAATGAAACCGATTACCGCTCCATACAACACACCGCGCACCGCATTACAGCACACGCAACCATTCTGCTTGAAAGGAAAAAGCCAATGAGAATACAACCAGTTATAGATAGTATTCTCGGGCTTTTCTATCTCAGTGCCATAATAGTAGCCTTCACAGAAATTGATATGATCTACGAAGAATGCGCAGAATTTATAGAACCACGTCCCTTTCTGCGGCTTCGGCGTATCCCACAACATCACGATTCGCCTCCATTCACATCCGCCATAACACCTTCTCCTTCCGGAGATGGTGGCGCGGGATTCGGGTCAGGACCCGCCGTCACGCCAGTTACTCCAGCTCCGGAGGGCGCCGGCGCGCCAGTCGCACTAATGACATCATCCGGCACACCCATACTGCCCAAAAGCTTCTTCAAACTCCATGCAAGCACAGGTGCGACATTGATAACGCCGTTCAATGAAGCTCCGGCAGAACCGACAAGCTGCAATATCTCCATCGCGCTCTGCTTCTCCATCTCTTTCTGAAGAAGCCCTTCCGCGCCTTTCGTGATAATCTGCGAATCGCCCTTAACGTCTTTATCCTGTGAATACAACATGTTGTAATTATACAGGAGCGTTCCGAGCGGTTCAAACACATCCGTCGTCAGATTACTTACAGCCGCATGGAAAGCCTTCGTCGCGTTACCCTGCAACATGGACATCCCGCGGAAAGTGCGCATCGCACCAGACCCCACCGCTTCGCCATGCAATGCCGCCGGGATGTTCGTCACCCGGTCACCGATCTGCATGAACATCTCCATCAGCTGCATGTACGCAGGGATATTCGAAGGGATATTGAAAAAACGAAGAGCCGGCTGCTGCTGATTGCTCACATCACTGTCGGCCAAATACATCATACCCGGCACCACATTACCGAAGTCGCCTTCGGACATATGCTTGATAAGCCGATTGTAATCAGCCTCACAGAGCGGCGCAGAAGCGTTTGCCGCATTGCGCATGAGATACCGCAGGCTGGCCTGATACGCACGTTCCACGTCTCGCAGACGCTGCGCAATGCCGTCACCGGCAATACGATCACCATTCGTCCGGTAAAAACTCGTGGTGTAAATCGGCCGAGTATTCATCCTCGGGTCCCGGTTCACTTTGACCATGATGACCTTATGCCCGGCCATCGCAATCTCGCAGTTGTAGAACTCATTGTCATCGAGCCCGGTCAGCTCGTAATTGGACAATTCCCGCCCGGAAAGTACACCGTAATGCGTAAGTACTTCGATAGGCGAAACATTCGAACTCCACAAAGAAAGATTCCGCTGCGGGGAATCGGGAGCGCGGCTGAGCCACTGGAGATTGAAATCAACATTGCTGTCGCAATCTTTCAACAAATCCAGAACGTTCTTCGTTATGTATGAAGGAAGCTTGGTTGCGTCCAAAAGCTGACGGCGCGTCCAGAGCGTCCTTGTGAAAACACAGGAACCGCGCTGCGTGTCAGGCGAATCGGGAGAATAGCAGAAATCGAACGGACTGACTGCACGAAAAGCAGGAAAGACCTCCGTACTCATACGTGGCTTATGTCTACCCCAGATGAGCTTCGGTGCTCGTACGATGTAAGGTCCGGTAAAAACAGCAAATGGATAAACCGTGAAATACTGAAGAAAATCGTTTAGCGCCCGATTGAAACCGCCCTCGGCACATTGGTCCTCGATGAGGTACATCATGGCCGTGGCCGATCTCTCGGCCTTTTCCTGCTCTTTGCGCGCCTGCATCCGCTTCAATTGCTGAATGCCTGCAATCATACTCGGGCCGTCCATATACTGCCCGGAAAAGAACTCACGCTTGAGCTCATCAAGGACCGCATCCTGCGCATCAGGAGACAACGTTGGACGCGGCGTAGGCCGGATGACCCACGGCAGCTCGGAACTCCCTCCAATAAGGGAATCACGCAGATACGCCATCGCCGTGCCGGTCTTCAAAGCCGTCATGTTGATAACGGCATCGACGCCCAAAGTAGCAGCCACTTCCTTGTCCGCGCAGGAAAGCACACCATTCTGCTGTTGCCAGCATTCTTCGAGCACCGTGCGCAGGCTCTTACCATTCACCTGTTCGCTGGACTGCCACGAGACGGCACCGTTGAAACGACGCAAAACTTCCCGCGCCAACGGATCTTCAGCCTTGGCCGGAATATCTTCAATCTCTTGCAACCACTTGATACTATCGTTGCTTTCGTCGCTCATGATGCCGCCTAAAGAATTTTGCTGAGGACTCTACGCTTGCTCTGAATACTTTCAGATAGCCGTTGCACTTGCCTTGAATCAGTCCTCTGTCCTTGGTTTATAAGTAAAGCCGCGTATTGTAAAGCATCATGGACGTGGGAAACCTCATTTTTCTCGGGCGACGGCGTATAAGCTTCTCCCGCCGACCCGGACGCCCGAAGCTTCCTATAACGATATTCATGTTGAAAGCCTTTAACCAACAGCTTGCATGTCGGATTCACAAGCAACCCACCGGTATCTACATTCAACATATGCTCCACGACCTGAATACGCAATTTGGGGCTGTTCGATATCTCCGTCACCGCAACAATACCCAATTCCTCAAGCCTGCGCTTCGGCGTGATCGCCTGCCACGAATCACGAGTATTGCTCGGGTCAATGGCCGCTACGACTTCATTGGTCGAGTACTTGGTGCGCAGAAGCGGTACAAGCATCCCATAGAGGAAATTCTCAAGCCCTTCGCCGTCGGCGTAAAGCTCGTCAAGCACGCACCACTTGCCATTTTGATTCTGCAAGATGACGGCGGCCGGATGAATGCCGGACTGGTCCATGCCGATGATGACATTATGGAATGCCAGCGGCTGTATCTCGACGTCCGCCACATGTTTGCCCGTACGAAAATCAGGATAGACAGGCTTGCCATCAATGATGGGCACGTCCAACATGCAATATAGATTATCGACGACGTCCGTCCGCCCCTGCTTGAGCCATGACCGAATCTGGTTGTCGTAATACCGCATCCCACGAGACTCGGCCGGGAAGTCTTCAGGATCGCCCGGTTCCTTCGAACCGAGATTACGAAGATTCTCCGCATTCGGATTCATCTCGTATCGAGTTCCGTTCTCATCGGAAATCTTGAACGCGGCTGGAGGCTGCCGGAAAAGCTTCCAATTGTCCTCCGGATTGTTCATGTACTCATAAAGCCACGACCCCGATTCCGGCATATTGAAATCCATGATGACGCCGCCCCACGAGATGCCGCCCATATCCGCAGGAGGAAAACGCCCGACACGAGCAAGGACGAACGACATGACTTCCGGGCAGATACTCGTCGCTTCGTTAATCCATGCGAATGTCCAGTTCAACGACCGGACGCGGGGCTCGTCCTGCGGCGTGCGCAACGCGAGAAGCTGGAGCTCCAGATTGACCGTGGTACCGTCAGCTAAAGGAAACCGATAGACGCCCATCATGGGCGACCCGGCCATGTTGATATCGCCGTATCCCTGCGGCATGACTTCAACAAGCGACCGCCGCGTGGTTGAGAGCAGTTCCGGATACGTCGAACGGACGATGCCCGCCCGTGAATACCGTACGCCATCAGGCGCTGGAGCCTGCGCGCAGGCGTAAGTCAGAACATCCACAGCGCAACAGCAGGACTTGCCGGAACCAAAAGGCCCGCACAGCATCTTCACTTTGGCGTCGCACTCGTGGAATTCTTTCCCCGTAGGGGACATGACATAGTTAAACATCCGTGGCCCCCTCCACTACCTTGAGGTGGTCGAGCTTCGGATTACTGAGGCCCTGCGGCACGGGAAGATTCACACCAACGTTTGTCTGCACATTGACCGTGGCTTCCTTGCCTTCATTCATCAACCCGCTCGACTTCAGCAAAAGTTCAAGAAGTTTCAATGCTTCCTTCGCCTCTATCGCGCCACTGATGGCTTGCGTATAAAGATGCTCAGAAAGAGCTTGCGCGAGCGTCTGCGAACGATAAACATGCGCCGCTTTGTTGCCGAGCGCGCGCATGTCCTGCATGGCCGCCTTGACCATGACCTGAAATTTGGGGGTAGTCAAAAGCCGACAAAGCGTCGGCTCATCTATATCGTAAGCAGAAAAAATCTGCGAAAGGTCTGTGATGGGAGAACTCGGCGCATTCATAATCGCCAAGTCCTGTGCCAAGGAAGGCCACCGCGCAGGCGACAACGAATTCTGCATAGCTGCCTCCTTACTGCTGCGGCTCAGAACCGTCCGCCTCACTCGCCAGTACGATGGTGAGAAGCTGCGCACACAGCGTCTCAAGTACGGATACCGGGACATGCTGCCCCCGAACTACCGAAGCTGCCCAAGGCATCGCGCCTTTCACGGCAACAGAAAGCAGTTCGGGGGCAGTCTGAAACTGACGGTCGTATTGCTTGGCCCTTTTCAACAGACGCTTCGTTACGTCGAATTCCGTTTCGGTCGACCAACTCATGATTCATTCCCCTCCGAAGCTTGTTCCGGCTCGGTGGCCGCACAGAGAAGGTCATGCCCCCATGTACGGTCCACAGTTTCATCCTGCTTCTTGCTCTCTTCGTACGCCTGCCCAATCAGCAGATTAAACAGCGTCTGCGCCCGGCTGCCTTCAGTTCCGAAAACAGGCTCGGCCACATAATAGAGAAGCTCGGCAGGCTTGATCTGCGCAAGCCCGGCAATCGGCTGCGGGTAAATACGTACCCCCAACAGCATCCTGTCCATCGTCACCACATCCCCATTCTGAGGCTGCGCCGGGATGACGATATTCAACGTCGCCAGATAGAAGGGGTTATCCTGCCCCGACAGTTTCACGGCATCACACGTATACCGTACGACTTTCGAATGGCTGAGGTCCGGTTTCACCATCACAGGATTCGCCGGGTCGTATATGAGACGCCACTTCATGTTCTCAAACACGAGTTCGGATGGGAAAATCTGTCTGTATTCAGAGGCCATAGCATACGCTCCTTATGCTCAGGCTTACTTTTCGGCGCAGAACAGCATGACTGCCGCCAGAGTGTGCGTCGCTTCCTTCAGGAAATGCTCCACACTCTCGGCCTTTTCGATAGCAGTCATGAACTCTTTGCCTTCCATGCGGATGATATCCGCAGTCTTGCCTTCCTTGAGATACTTATCCCATGTCTTGGGAGGATTTTCGACGACTTCGGCAGCATCGAGGATAAGTTCGGGCATGATGCGTTCGGCCCCGGCGACGACTTCTTCAAGTCCTTTGTCGCGTTTGGAACCACCCTTGCCCATACGTTCAAGCTGCTCGCTGAGCCGCTTGATTTCGTGCTTGAGATGCTCGACCGTTTCATCTTGGCGTCCGCCGCCTTCGTGAGCACGCAAATACCCAAGCTGACGAGGTTCATTGCGTCCTTCATCATCGACGAACCGCATGGTGTCTTCGGGGGAATACCCGCCGCTACGCATGAAATTGCGGCCTTCGCCTCGACTCTCGTACTGAGATTCGTTGCGGGGTTCTCCCCGCCGCGACTCATCCCGGCTACCTCCTCCGCCGCCATTCTTGCCCCGTGAAATCACAAGACTGATAGGCATGTGCTTCTCCTTAAAGAGAGGATTTAGGCGGATGCACCGCCAGAGGAGGCCGGCGTGCGGTCACGAAGCGCTGCGAGAATGAGCGCGGTCTGGCCCTGCATTTCATTGCGGGTCTGCTGCGCATTGCCTGCGGCAAGAGCGGTATTGAACTGGAAGGCTTCGAGCTGAGCAATCTTGGCATCCTTGGCCGCAGATTCACGGAGAAGCTGTTCGCGGTCAAGCTGGCTGATAAGCTGATCACGACCGATGCCGTTAACGTCGGTACGCATGGTGGTCAGCGTGTCCATGATGAACTGGTCGTTGTTGTTGCAGCAACCGCCACCGCCATTCCCGCACAGCACCCGTTATTATTTCCACGCCCCCAAGCGGCACCGGCGGCACCACCGATAGCGGCGCCAATAAAATCGCCCCACCAATTGTTGCCGTTATCGCCACTGTTCAGCGAATAAGAAACCGGAAGACCTTCCATAACTGGAAACTCCTATTTATAGGCTATTGAATATATACGCAGGTAGCAAACAATGATCGATTTACGGCTGCTGTACCATAGCCGCCAAATTCACATCGCCTTCCACCTTCGTACCATCAGTCATTGTGAGCGTCAGCTTGATTACCCACGGGTCGGCGGTCGTATTGGTTCCGGTCAACGTGCCGGAAAGGGACTTCACCGTGGGAGGCAACGCCACTTCCGCAAGGGGGGACTTTATAGGCGCGCCGCTGTCCATCGTGGCCGTGGTCTTGGCCGTCAGGTACTTGACACCTTTCCGGTCCTCGAGGGCAAGCGTATCAGAGATCGCCGCCAGCGTACGCGGCATAGGTACCTGAACCTTCTCGGCCGTGGCCACAATCTTGGTGCCGTCGCTCTGCGTTACTTCCGCCTTGACCTGCATACTCGTGACCGCAGGACCGCTATCAGGCGTCTCCGTCGTAAATACCGGAGTCGTCTTGACCGCCGTCACCACCACGTCGTCAGGAAGCTGTACTTCAGCCGCCGTAGCATTGACAACGGACGTGTCCGCAAGCGTCGATGCGGAATCAACCTTGAGGAACCGATGGCCTTTCTTCTCGGCAATCGTCGGCGTCGTGGTGTACGACTTAAGCACCGGGACACGAACTTCAGAAGCGAGCTTTTCTTCGCGGCCGATGATTTTCACCGAGCTCTTGTCATCGTCCCACCGCGTCGTCAGCGTCGCAGTCAGCTCGTGCTCGGCATTCACGCCGAGGAAGAGGTCAGTTTCATCCGGCTTGATATAAAGCTCGGCTTCGTTCGTATCAGCATCGACGACGATATTGCCTACGGCATCAGCCGCTTCGCTGAGATTGAATCTGACAATGGGGGGCGCGCCAGCACCCGCATCCCTTTCTACCGCCGTAAAAGGACCGGAGAAACGGAACGTATCCACGACCTGACCATCGAAACCATTCAGCACCATGTCCGCAGCGGCAAGCGTTTCGGCGACGGAGGCGGCAGTAAATTCGAGCTTCGACCCAAGCGTCGGGCAAGCCCGCTCATCAGGGTCAGGGACAAGCCCAAGAATCTTCTGCTCAGGGTCAAGATTGACCGCCACCGCACGCACTTCCGTCCCGTCATGGGTAAAGTGCTTGGTGAGCGTGATGCCTTCGCAGACCGCCACCTCGAACTGCTTGCCGAGGCTCTCGGGGTCCTCGGTAACCACAAGACCCGGCCCGGCAAGATCGGTGAATCCGGCCTGCAAGCATCCTGCGTCGTCAAAGGAAAGCCCCGAATCACGCGGTGCAAGCTTCACATTGACCGCCATGTCGTGAATCTCAATGCCCTTACCGGACGTATACACATCCTTCAGGGACGACATGTCCACGTAGGTGTTCACGACCGTACCGTCCGACTTGCGGAAGGTGAAGTGCAGATACCGACCCTCAGGCTGGCCGACGGGATTGTCTTCAAGCGTCACGCTCTCCAAGATGGAGGTCGCCGTCGGAATAGACACGGAGGCGGTGACGGCGTTGTGGGTGTCGAGCAAATCCAGACGCCCCGAGAGCGCATCGTAGCGCAGCCCAAGCTTGAGCATAAGCTTGTTGGCGTTGCTGAGGACAATGAGGTTATCCGGCAGGCACCCGTCACCACGGTCGATGATGGAAGCCGGAAGTACAATAAGCCGCCCGGAGTCGTCGACCGTGATGCAGTTCGCGGCATTGGCCGAGGAAACGGTGGCCGCCGTCACCTTGAGCTTGTTCGCCGCGTCGGAGGCAATCATGTTCCCGGCATCGGGAGACACGACGTCCGTATGGAGCAGGAGGGCGCTATCGTCCGCGCGGTCTTTGGTAATGAGGTTTCCCGCCTGCTCAGAAACGATAGGCGGAATCTTCGGCAACAGACAAGGATTCAGAAGAATCTTCCCGTCTGCGCCCGTGGTAAGAGGGTTGCCCGCCGTATCGGACAGGATATCCGAACCGGAGATGTAGAAGCCGCCGTCGTTGCCGTAACGGAGATAGTTGTTCTCGTCGGCGGAAAGCTCACGCGGCTTTACCGCAAGCTTCCTATCCGTTCCGAGCTCAAGAATACTGTCTCCGTCCGCCGAAACGACGTCGGAAAGCCGCAACATCAACGCGCCGTCACCGCCAAGCTTCAGCGCGTTGTCCGCATCGCCCGAAAGCGCGTCGGCAGCGACAGCCGAAAGGCCCTTATCGACATTGTTCTTGAGCAGAGACTTTCCCTGCACAGACGAGTCAACCGGGATGAGCGAGGGCTTCAACGTATCCCCGTCTCCCGCTGGCCGATGGCTGTCGTTTTTGTAGACCAAAGGATTGATTTTCGCCATTCTGTAAAGATCCTCACATTCGCCCGTTCGTTGAATTCATTACCACGCGGCTGATACAGAGTCAACCGCGTGGTGCCGTAACCGTTACTTATTCAACTCAGTATAGACTTCAGGCCAGTCGTACACCAAGCGCTCGACCGCCTGTACATACGCCGCGCTCAACTGGCGCAGCGATACCGTCCGAACCACATTATTCGCCATGACCCATTGCACCACAGTGGAATCCGGCTTGGCATCCAACTGCGCCGCGAAAAGGACCGCGTTCATGCGGTAGATGGAATCAAGAGAGGCATTGAATACGAGCCCATCGATTCCACAACCGCAGAAGACACCGACAATGCGCGACGTTCCTTGGCGCGCCGTAACTTCGCGGCGACGACGGCTTCCTCCGGCAGGCTCTCCAGAACATACGTCTGGACATAACGCCCGTCGGCAAAAACTATCTCCCCCTCTGCAACACGCTGTTCATCGACATCGAAACCATAAGGACGCTCGCCCTCATGCAGGAGCCACCAATCACCGATTTTACCAGTTCCGTCAGGTACGGACATATTCAGCAAAACGGTCAAATCACGTTTACTGACGATCTCTTTCGTCAAAGGATTAAAATATCTCATACCCCGGCTCCCTGCCTGTTATGTGTTGCGCGCTCGTCACGAGCACAACCGCAGGCGGAAACCTTGCACGATGATTACAGCATCGTGTGGGGCCGTGGTCCGGCGTATCGCCGCCGGGCCGGTGGGGGAGGCTCCAATCTCCCCCGCCTCTGCCTGAAAAGACTATACCGGGTTACGCTTCCGGGGTCACGCGACGCAACTCCGGCGGCAACTGCCTGCCCTCCCTCTCGCTCTCATAACTGCTCTTGCAGTGTTCCCTCTGCCAAAAGAACAGACCATCCACGAGCTTGCAAGGCCATGCCCTCACCCCGTCCCGCGCCCAGCGGTAACAGCGCGAGGACAGGGTTTCGTCCGGCCAGCCGCCGAGGAGCGTATTGAGGAGCTGGTCGACGGCGATCAACGTTCGCTTTCCGTAGGTCATGCCGCTTCAACCTCTTCCGGCGTGGTCGCGGCCTCCACAGCCGCCTTGCGTTCCCCGCCGCGCTGCATCGTCCCGTTCTTGTGCTTCATGGCACCGCCAGCGTAGAGCGCGAGGAAGCCCGGCGCGTCGAATGTCAGGCGCTCCAGCTCATTGTCCGGCACCGTGTAGGCATTCCACATCACTGAGTCGGGCAGGCCCGGCATCCCCGCCTGTTTCATGATGCAGACGTTCGCCGTATCGGAAAAGTTCTGCTGATCATCAAGCGCGTAGCTGAAATGATAGGTGACTCCGCCCACGGCATAGTCGAACCCGGAAGCAATGGCGGCGGACGTTTCCGCGTCGATCCGTGCTTTCTTCGCTATTTTCAGTTCATCAAGCGTGGGTACATAAGGCTTTTCTTCGGTCACGCATTCAGGGTGCGCCTCGGCATAGGCAAATGCCTCGTCCCATTCTTCCGCGAATTCGGCAGAGTAGGGATAGACATGGTAGGGCATACCATTTTTCGTGATGACGTATGAGTCGTCAAAAGTGCGGTGGATGATTTGCGAAAAATCAATCATTTTAACCTCTTTTTATGCAACACGAACACAAAGCCCGGCGACCATGTAGTCTGTGGGTGCGTTCGGGATTACTGTGCCCCCGGCAATATTGGGGTAGTGCTTCACAGCGCCTGTGCCGCCACTGGCGTTGAAGCAGATACACACAACGTTATATGTGCCTCCCTGGGGTACAGTGATAGCTGGACCCGAAGTATTGACAACCCATTGCACTGCCGAACCTACTAGATGTACTTGTCCAGCACTGTTTGCATAGTTGACGGAAAGGTCACTTTCGGCCTTGCCGTTCATCGCCCCAGAGTCCCTTGCATACGCTACGGAGAGGGCCGATTCAGCTTTGCCGCCAAGCGTATTCGCACTCCCGGCGGTATCTGCGTATCCGGCGGTATCGGCTTTCGCATGTATTACACGGCCATCCATATATGCCTCCCCCGTGTCCGGGGAAAAACGAAATGAATGCCCTTCCTTGCCACGCGCCCCAGAGAGCACGATTACCCTTCTTCCGCCGTCAACGACCTGTTTTATTTGTATGTCGTTGATTTGGAGAGGGCTATCCGCCACAAGTTCTCTCGTGCCGTCTTCATAAGTCACAGCAGCAAGGGACGTGATATCTCCTCTGCTATTTTTTGAATAGAATTGCGTGTACTTAGCATTATCAGATGCGCGCTGTATGACATCGAATCCGCCCATGACCACGCTGTTTTTGTCGCCAAGAAACAGGCCGCGTTCGGTATTCGCGGGAGGGGCTACGGCGATGCCGTTGGCGGGATCATTGATCTGGATGCTGCCCGTCATGACGCCGCCGCCAGTTGAGAGCGCTGGCTTGTACTCCCCGCCTCCGGTCAGGAAGCTTTCCTGCTGCCCGGCGGTTGCGGGCGGTACAAGGCCGCTTGTCCCGGCGGTCGATGCCGTCGCACCCTCGTATTCGGGGACGGAGATGATGCCGTTGTTGACGGTAAGTCCGTCGCCGATACATGAAGACGACACAATTTCTGACCAAGAAGACCAATCATTGCTCGCTATGCGATACTGCCTGAGGAACATACGTTCTCTTGCTGATGAATAGGCATATACTATCTGATACAAATTCTTTGTGAATGCTTCTTTTTCACTGTAAAAAACTTGCAGGAAGGCAGCACTTCCAACGATTGGACCATTCACGCCACCTGTTGCGTTTATTAAGTAAAATCCTGCTTCGGTAACTGTATTGTAGTCTACATTACTCCCAAGTTCTCGTGCTGGCCCAACCTGCCCCCGTCCACTGGCCATATCATTTTCATTCCCGCCAATTGCGACATCCGTAACCAACGACCATTTTCCGTCACCATGCAGGAACTTGTTCTGATCGCCCGCAACCGGCGCAGGAACAAACCCCGCAGCGCCCGCCGCAGATGCGGTAGCGCCGACGAAAGGCTCGAACCGCAACCGAATCCATTCGCTCCATGTAGGCAAGTCCTTGTCCGCCGAATGGCTGTGTCTCCAGTATATATCGGGCCTGTTCGTCTCCAGCGCTTCGAACACCGCAAACTGCATAACGTCCTTGTCATTACTGAAAGCATTGGTATCACCGAACGCCTGCGTGATGAGCAACGCGGCCGTGTTGCCGTCATAGCCCGACGGCATACCGTCCGTCGTTCCATATGCCTGCAACACGGACGATGTGATTACCTTGTCGGCGTTGGAAACCAGACTTTGCGGATCGCCAAGCTGCCCTCTGAACGCCGCCTGTTCGAGCGCATTACCATAGACCGCGTCGGCAATGCGGTTCTTCTTCGTCACCACATCAACGGCTCGTACGCGGTATCCATCAATCTCTTCGATATAAGATTCGGTAACAGTCACGCCGTCGTACTTAGACGCGGTATCCTGTACCAAATCAAACAGCATCGCCAAATCGCCCCGCAGGTTCTTGAACGTGGTGTTGGCGAAGCCGTTGTTTACAAGCAGCGTCATAAGGTCAACATTCGCTTCGAACGCCGTGCCGTCACAGCGCGTCCCCTGCACACGCAAAACGGTCGCAGGAAGCGCACCCGGCGTGCCGCCAAACGCTGCCTCGGCATCCAGCCTGAGCGTGAAGGAATAGCTGACGCTCATATTCGCCGGGCCCGAAGTGTCTACGCTTATCGACACCTTGCTCAACAGCAGGCCAAGCGGCAGAGGTGTATTCGGCGTATATTCCTCGACCCCGGAGAATCCCACCTCAAACTCGTATCCCGTGCAATTGCCCCGCCGTGTAGCGTCGCTTGCGTCCACACAATAGCCGAGATCGAACTCCACATCATTCAACTTGATGGAATAAAGAAAAATGGTATTGTATCTGGCAAACCGCTTCGCTATTTCCGCCTCGCTACCGCTCACCGACCCGGTAAACGTGACCTCGTAAGGATGTGAGGCAGCGGCGGGGTCAAGGCCCAATTCGACATTGTCCTTGCACAATTCTGCAAAACGGGGGATCCCCGATACCTCCCCGCCATCTCCACCCATATCGAGACACAGACAAATCTTCTCGAAAACCACGGACTCAGACGGCACAAGCGTATACGCCGCGTCCACAATGGAATCGGCGCACCCCGGACCCTGAGGGCCTGCCGGACCCACGGGACCCTGCATACCTCTGTCGCCCTTCTCGCCCTTCTCGCCCTTCTTACCCTGCGGACCCTGAGGGCCTGCCGGACCCACGGGACCCGTATTGCCTGCCGGACCTTGCGGACCCACGGGACCCTGCGCACCCGTGTTGCCTTTCTCGCCTTTCTCGCCCGTGTCGCCCTTCTCGCCCGGATATCCCTGCGGCCCCTGTGCACCCTGAATACCCTGCTCGCCCTTGGGACCCACCGGACCCACGGGACCCTGCTCGCCCGTGTCGCCCTTCTCGCCCGTGTCGCCTTTCTCGCCCTTCAGGTCAACACCGTCATCCCATGTCCCGTCAGAGTTCTCGATACGCAGGATCGTACCATCCCAAACATGCGCAGGAGCGGGACCCTGCGGACCCACGGGACCCTGCATACCTCTGTCGCCCTTCTCGCCCTGCGGCCCCTTCTCGCCCGTGTCACCCTTGGGACCAGCCGGGCCCACGGGACCCTGCGCGCCCGTGTCACCCTTGGGACCAGCCGGACCCTGCGGACCCCGCTTGCCACGCAATCCCTGCACAAACACGGTGTCGTTCCCGACACCCGGAGCCTTCACGCATTCCTCGCGCCCGATATACGACAACCCGCAATCGCAGTCAGGATTCGCCGCACTATTTTTCTTGACGTCAGCCATGTTGTCTTCTCCTTACGAAAATAGCCGAGGCAACCAATTGCCCCGGCTATTTATCTACAATGGTTTACGAACCCTCGTCAATCATTTCCGGCATCCTTCAATGCGATGCTCCGCACCCTGTACATATGCCGCTCAAGGCGGCGCCGTGCCGTCACGGTCCGGCGGAAACGGAACATCGAACTTCATACCCCGGTCGAACACCTGCATGAGGGTGTTCATAATTTCATGCTCTGCCTTCAGGACGTCGTTCCATTTGTCGTCACGGGTCCGGCGGTCATAAAGCGCAAGGCGGGAATAATCGGAAAAGAGCAGATGGAAGGCTTCGTGTATTGCGGTATCCCGCAAGTCGTCGAACGTCGGTACGTCCTCTTCGCATTCGAAGCCCGCGATGAGCTCTACCCGTACGACGGCATGGCCGGTCGCAGTATGTTCCTCCACCTGAGCCCGGTAATCCTGAGGCTCGTCATTCACACGATACTGCAAAACCCTGAGCCTGCGGCATCCGAAAACCTCGTCCTTGCAAGCCTCGAACACGCGGAAAACCACAGGCAGACGGCGCCAGGCAGAACATACCGGCCATCATCAAGCCGAACCGACGGCACGCGGGGGGAAGACATCACTCGCCTCCTTTGCAGCAACACCGACCCATAATCCATTCATGCACCTTCTCATGGTCACCGGCGGTCAAATCGACGACGGCAGCGGAAGGATTGCCTAAGGACGCACCCTCCTGCAAATCCGCCGCAAGGCCCGCGTAGCCCGCCATGTCCACGAAATTGTCATCAAAAGGATACGGCGCACACTTCACGCGGGACGCCTTCAGCATGACCATCATCACGGCTACGTCGCGGGGCGACACCGGAACCTTCAAATACGCCGCCCACAGGCGGGCAATCATGAGGAAGGTGGCTTCGTGGGGTCCGCTCGTCTCCACTTTTTCCTCAGTGAGCCGCGTCGCGGCGGCGCCCAATACGTCTTTCGGTTTCATATAACCTCCGTCGTAAACAGATGTAAACGAAAATAGAGGAGTTGACAATTTATTTTTGGAGAGTGTTGTTACTAAGTAGTAACATTAGTTTCGTGGGCGAAATGTACTGTGTGGGTGTGTATGTAAAAGTATATGTAGTCTCTCTCATGGCCCATGCCCCCGCGCGTCCAAAGCGCCCCCGGGGGGTGTTGGGATGCCGCCCCACGCACCCCACGCACCCCACGCACCCCACGCACCCCACGCACCCCACG